AACACCAGACAACACTACTGCCGCCAGCCTGTGCTGTCCGTCGATCAGGTTGCCGTCCACCGACATTGCAATCGGCTCGTGAGTGTCAACCCATCGGCCTGCTCGCATGTCTGCCGCGAGCGTGTCAACGTATGTTTTTCGTCGCTTGCGATTGCCCGCCATGCGACTGAGAATGCTTTCCGCCTCTGGTGGCGAAATAAAACGCCTGCTGATGTTCATCGCCCTGTCCTTTCTGCACCTTGCAAAAACTGCCCCGCACCTTGCGAGGCTTCATTTATCAAACCACCCCCGGCAATCATCTGCAATGCGGATCAGGCATTCAGAGCGTGTCTCTGCCCATGCTTTTAGGCCTGGCCATTCAGCGCACCAAATGCAGCGAAAGGCCTTGCGCGTGCGATTAACGTGAGTGTGGGTGGAAAAGGTCATTGTTTCGGCTCCTGAAGTTTCCGAAACTCATTTGTTGGACTTTGTGGCTCATCACCCTCCGCCAATGCCAACGCCTCACGCATCCGCTGCAGGATGTCGGTAGGAAGTGGGCCGACGTAGGCGACGATGTCCCATGCCGCAAAGTGCCCTTGCGTGCTCCAGAATTGGCCGTTCGTAAAATACGCAGTGCCGGCGTTAAATGTGCCAATCTCCATCCATTGTTTGTGTCCATCGGAAAGTGTCGACCACAAATACACACGCTCTCCGCTGCGGTCACGATACACGCCGGGCCTGTCAATTCGGAATTCGGTTGTCATTATTCGCAATCCCCTTCCTGTAATTTCAGCATCTCGCTAAGCTCGAAAACCCAGTACTGATAATACTCCATGACGCCGGCCACTGCTCCACACGCCAGAAACACAGGTAGAGACAACACAGAGGCCAAGACTAAAGCCCACTTTGGCCAGCGGCGAAAAAACGGGGTCAGGTCATCTCGTGTTCTCATCTCATCACCTCCATAAAAACAACCCGCAGAGCCGATCATCGGTCGATGGGGATCGGCCATCCAGTGTGACTCAGCCACACCTGCACGCGGTCCGTGTGCTGCCTGCGGGGGTTTTGTTGTTGTTCAGTTGGCCTCGATGATCTCCACAAAGCCGAGTGAGACCACGCCGCCCAACAGCCGCAGAATGCCGACTGAGTGGAGATCTTCAATATTCGGCTGGAGTTTGCTGCCACCAAACCAAAGCGAAAATGATTCACCCACATTGCCCCGCAAAACGTCGGGCTCCGCAACGATCACGCGGGCCAGTTCCTTCGCGCTCTCAAGGTCGGTTTTGCACTCAATCACCACGTCGTCCATCGGGAAACGTGCAATCACAAGAAACGTGTCTGCCTGCATAGTTCCACTCCAAGAAAGGAAGAAATCCCTGTTCCCGTCAATTGGCACTGCAGACAGGGGGCTGCAGTCGATAGCGTCATGCGAGCTTGCCGAGGCTCTGGCGGGTTGCCTCCGGATCGGGTATCCACAGCCCCACTGGGTAACTGCCGCGGAGTCCTCACGTGTTGCCAACCGGGTGGCATTCTGCCGGGTGTCCGGCCCGGCAAAGTTCATTGTGCAAAGAATGCACCGACCAAAAGAATCACGATTGCCAAAGCTGCCGCTGCTGCTGGTTCCATTGTCCGCCTCCTTGCTTGTCGTGGCCTGCACCTTGCGGGCCGATGGTCAGACGATAACCGGAGACTGTTGCGGAAGTCAAGAGGGATCGGCCGGATTTTTGGAATCGGTCCAGTCTGCACCGGTGGCCGCGTCTGCGTCTGCAACAGACTGCGCGTACTCCGCCGCGCCTTCCAGCGCTCCGGCATGATAGGCTTCCAGTTTCGCCTTCATGCTCTCGGACCAGCCATCTTGGTTGGCCTCAGCGTCTTCGTCAAACAGCCGGACAACGCCACAGACACCCACATCGTTAATCAGCCAGCTATCCCAGCCACCATCCGGCGTGCCGCTGTCGCCGGAGTCCCAGCACTGCGCCCTGGCGTCCGTGTGTCCCATTTCGCGGATTTGTTCGATTGTCTTCATCGCCATCACTCCAAAAAATCGTGAAAGAAAAACCCAGGCCGGTGTCAATCCGCGTCCGCATTTTTCTGCCGCTCGCCCCTGCCGCCGCAACGGTCGCAGGGGTCGCTGGCGTACATGTGATCCACATCGATGCGGAAATCGTCTAGCCTTCCCGGGCCGTTGCATTTGTCGCACAGCAGATATCCGAGGTGGTCGACCACCTTGCCGCTGTAGTCTGGCTTTCGCATGTGTGCTACTCCTGAAAAACCCCGGGCCGGTCTCCCGGGGCTGGCCCTGTGACCACTGTCAGACGAGCGGAGCAAACCCCTGTGCTGTCCAGCGGGTAACGTCTTTGGGGTCTCCCAGTTCCACTACAACCGCCCAGTCTCCATTATGCCACATCCAGCTTGTAGCAGCCGGTCGCCCAGTCTTGTGATAAACCAGCCGTGCCAATCGGCGGTAATCGTCCGCCTGAAACCCCTCGTGCTCCGTCTGCATCTTGTGCACCATCCGAAAGCGGATGCGAGCGTTTTCCTGCCTGATTTCCTGCTCTGCCCAATAGTCAGCATTTTCCGCCAAGCTTTTGATTTTGCGGGCATTGCGGCTGCTGCCAAAAATGTTCTTTGATGCACACACGCAACCAATTTCCAACACGTCCCCAGTGCCGTTGCCGTCAGCGTCTTCCAATTCAATTGCGATCGCTCGCTCAAGAACTCCGTTTCCGCAGCAGTCGCATGGGCGAGACGCTTCAACAGTTCCGCGGATTTTGCAGTTTTGGCCTTTGTAAGTCAGTCGTGTCTTCATCTCTCAGCCCCTTGCTTTTCGTTGTCCTGTCTTCCGCACCTTGCGTCCGACGGGTGAATCTTAGCTGATTATCGTTCTGTGTCCAGTCTGCTCTTCAGAGAATCTGAAGGATTTTCGGAATTCGCGGGAAACACGGGGTCCGCCAACGTGCTCCCGGTACTCCTGCACGGCGAGGATTATTCTCATGCGTCTCTCGGTTGAAAAAGTGCGGAAGTCCGGATTTTTGCGCGCATCGCCCAGCGCCGGCAGCATAAGTAATACCGGGAATCCTCGAAGATTCTTCGTCACCAGCCGCTCATTCCGGGTAGCTCTCCAAATAGACACCGCTGACAAATTGCTGACAAATCGCTGAAACGGCGATGAAACGGTCGTCGCTTGTGATCCGTTTCGCGTAGCTCTTCAGATAAGGAGCATCATCACATGGGAAACCTCGAAGGCTTTGACGCCCGAATTCACGACGCCATTTTGTCCCGCGAACTAGACATTGCCCACGCCAAAGCCATCGACGCCATTTTGGATGGCGGCGAGGAAGTCGCCGCCGCAATCAATCACGCACTGGAGGACATGTGTAAAAAGTCATCCGGAGCAATCCAGACGATCTCGCTGTTCGCCCGCCTCGGCTTCCTTTACACGCTCCACAGCGGAATCATGCCCGGTATGAGCATAGGAGATCCGGAAGAGTAGCCGCCACAAATCGTGTGGCGTCGCCACAAATCGCGTGGTGGTCAGTCCACCGCCGCCACGTCCCACGCCCGCGGATCTGCAGCCCGCTCGTTTTCCGCCACCATCGCCGCCGCCTCGCCCTGCAGGCGCTGCAGTTCTGCAGACTCAACAGCCATCACCTGCGAGAGCATGACAGCCAAGCTTACGACGATCGACACCACAGCCAGTTCGCTCATTTTCGCACCCACCAAATCCGGGTATTCGCCGCCACCTGATGCCGCCCGCCAAACTGCCGCTGTACAGCGTCCATCACGCCAGGATCTGCGGACCAATAGTCGTGCCCGCACAGCGTACCACCCTCGCGAAGCAGCGGCCACCAAGCCTGACAGTCGGCCATCACCTCCGCCGCGTTGTGGTTGCCGTCCACAAAAACGCTGTCCACCTGCCCCGCCAATCCCTGCTGCATCAGTTGCCGCGCCACATCGACGCTGTACGTCTCCAGCAGCTCCACCCGTGCCAATGTCAGGTCGTGAATCATTTGGATCGTGAGTTGGCGCACGCCCTGCACCCACGGGACCGGGATGGCGTGCCCCTCGTTTGCGTCTACCGCAATCACCCGCGCCGGCTGCTGCAGCCCCGCGCACGTCGCCCAAAGACTCCGCCCGCAAAACGTGCCCACCTCAACGTGCACGCGGCTCTGTGCCAGTTGGTAACACAGCCAGCCTAATTCCGTCGGCCACATTTCGCCGGGAATGCGGTATGCAATCCCCATTGCTGTCCCGTGGTCTACCATTTGCAATGAACCTCCGCAGTGTGTGGGCAGACAGTCATCTGCCCTGTCCGCTCGTGTATCAGCCTCGCCTGCCGTGGGTCACTTTCCACGAACATCAACGGCGCCGGTCGCGGTCGATGGACTTTCGCCCACGCCCCAAAGTGCTGAGCCTTGTAATCGGCCATACTGTGCCGCTCCCGCTCCCGCGTCGTTGCTGCCGGGTGCATCACCAGCCTCTGCCATTGCACGCCGTGCCGCCTCAGCCAGTCCTCTGTCTCCGCTCTGTAGCGTTCCACGCGTGCCGTGACGATCAGCGGGACAGGGGCTTTGCGTGGCAGGTAGAGCGGGCGAGCGTTGCGGATGAAATCCAGATAGCGCGGCCCATCGTCGTCCTGTTCTCGGCTCGGATCGTGGCAGAGAACGCCGTCGAAATCCAGAGCCATGTTGGGTGACAGCACCGAATTGAAAATGTTCCACTCCAGCATGTGCGGCCACTTCAGTTCAGCGTGCCACATGTCCGGCTTCAGGTTTGCCGCTGGGTTGCAATAAATCGCCGCCGTGACAGCGTTCCAGCCTCGCATGATCGGCAACACCTGGCGAAACGAATTGCCCGTCATGCAGGTATCATCGACGATCAACACCTTTCCCTGCGGCCGAATGTGTGACGAACCGCCCAGCCGCCACCCATTGCCCGCCTCAATCACGTCGTTCAGGGTTTGCCTGATTGCCAACAGCGGAAGGTGCAAGTACATGGAAAGCATCGTCGCTGCTGACAGCCCAGAACGTGCCACGCCTGCGATAGCCGTGATGTCGTTCGGGACTTTGCTGGCGAAGGCTTTCACGTCGTTCGCAAACTGCGCGGCCGTGATCCATCTGGGGTAGTCGCTGCCCATGGCAAACGCCCCGCGGTTGCGGTGCCTGCGTGGCTTGCTGGGAAGCGTTCGCTGCGGTTGCGTTCGCCGTTGCCCTGCCGGTTTTCGTTCGGCATACTTGCGCCCTCGCGTGCGCGGGATCTGCTGCGGCTCCGGCGTTGTTTCGACGGCTTCAATGATCCATTCTTTCACCTTCGATTCCACCAGCCCCGGAGCAATAGCACAACCCCACCGCTGCCACCATGCCCGCGCGTGCAACTGTGCGCGGCTGCGAATGCGGTAGGCAAGCGCGTCGATCTGTGCCAGCACCTGCTCGCGGGTCATCACATTCAATTCGTTGATTTCGTTCGTGCATCCGGTGCAGTCGGTTTGTTCGCCTGTCTCGCGGCTGATGATGCGAGCCAGTGCGTCGCCGTAGCCGGTGCGGCGAGCACGTCGCGGCCGTCGCGGCTCCTTCGCCGTCCGCAGTCCTTCGCTGACTCGTCGGCCGAATTCAGTTCCTGCGTCTATTTCGCGCTGCCACAATGCTGGAATTTTCATGGCGTTTCGTAAATCTCCGCGCAAACGACGTATGAAGGCGGTTCAATAGGCATGAAGTTTTCGTCAAGACAGCCCACAAAACATCCGCCAAACTCTGGCCAGCAAACTGACAACAAAAAAGGGTCACACATACTGGCGTCAGCCTCAACTCCCAGCAATTGCGCGGGGCAAATCGTGCCATTCACGCCAACCAAACTGACGCCAAAACGACGCAAACCAGAACAACACAAACGAATAAACAGCGTCCATGGATACGCCGCGCCATTGCAGTCTATGCAACTGCCTGAAATGTTACCCTCCCAGCATTCTTGGCCACCGCTCAGTGTTGTTTTGAATGTGATAGTCCCTGTGCCGTTGAAACAGGTGGTGTTTCCGTATGTTGGCGTTGCTGTCAAATCAACTGTGAGTGACGCTGGCAAAGGGTTAGCGCAAGCGTCGTTTGGAACTTCAGTCAAAACGCCGTCAATGAGACGAACAACAAACGGAACGCAGCGATTGTCACAGCAGAATTCACCTGTGCAGCAGCAGTCCTCTACCGCCTTTTTCTTCCGCCCCCCTGTGATTTCGCCAAAGCCCGCCACCATCAGTAGCACTCATCCTGCCAAACCTCACACAGCGTTCCCTCAATCAACAGGAAATCGCAGCGCGTCTGAATCACTTCGCCGTTGCAGCATTCCCAGTCCGTCACCGGGACGCGAAGCATTTCGTATTCCGCCGAAATGATAGCGTAGAGCTGCTCGCCTGTCTGCTGGTCTTTGTGGATCGGCAACAGCCGCACGTGCCCGCCGTCTTTGATCTTCAACGTTCTCGCGTCGTGAGCGTAGACGAACTCCCCGAGACCAACCGGCCGGTCTCGCACGGCCTCATATGCCAGCACAGCCTCGCATTCGTCCTGCTGGTCATATTCGGTCGGGGCGAATTCGGCGCACGTGTCGCAGTCCACGTCGGCGTATTGATCCGGAGGCGAGTTGAGAAACCGAGCCAGTTCGACGCGATACCAGCCGCCGCCCAGGCATTCGGTGCACAGGCCCTCTTTGAGGTTCGCCGGTGCGCCACCGCCAGCGAAGAGCAACTTGTACTGCCGCCGATCGGTGCGAACTGTCTTCGGAAGTTTTAGCGTCATGTCTCAGCCAACCCCCTGTCCACGATCAGCACAGTAGACGGGCCACCGCTGCCCATTTCCCAGCGTCGCTCAACGATCTGCACGTAACGGGTGTAGCCGGTCGGCGCCGCATTCAGGCTGATTTCGCGGCCTGCTATTTTTGTGAGCAGGTCGCCGATTTCATAGTTGGTATGCCAGCCCGGTAAACGGAACTCACAGGACACGTCAGCGAAATGGTTTTGATCGCGGATGCGTTCGGCGTACAGCAGGGCATCCAGCGCGTCGTCCCGCTCGTCTGCAGCGTTGCCAGTGTCCGCCAACACGGAAGCGTAAGGTCCGTACTCCTGCCGCCAGCGTTTGGCAAATTTGTCAGGGACTGCCAACACCTGGCGGAACTCACGGCCATTCACAGCGCCGGCCTGCTTTGTCGCGTCCGCCGTCAGCCTCGCGTCGCCAGCCACGGTGCCGGTGATTCGCAGTCGTGCCTGATCGCCGGCTTCGTACAGGATCGCGGGGACTTCCATGCCGTCGAATAGCACGCCGATCTGATCAGGACACAGGCGAACGGTCCACTCTGGGTCTTCGGGCTGCCAGGTGTATCCGCCGTCGATGGAGTATTCCAGTTGGATTGGGAAACGCTGTTTCCGCTGCGTATCTTCGCTGCCGGTCGTGCCGCTCCAGTATGTCAGCGGGTCTTCGATCGTGCGGCGGTGCGGCCAGTATTTCGAGAACACCTGCGCAAGGTCCGGAACCGTCGGCAGTTGCCCGAGTCGCGAAATGCCGGGATCCAAATCGCCAGCCTCATTCGCTATCCACAACCGCCAAACTGTTTCGTTGCCCGCGTACTCGCTGCCATCCTTCCGCAGGTCGTCCGCCGCCAGTGTGTCTTTCGCCGCCGGCCATGCTGGGTAAAGGTCCAGCGTAACCTCAGCGCGTTCAAAGTCGCCCATCACGATCACGCGGTTAAATGAATCGCCGATGGCGTTCGAAACCTCGAATTGGTTCAGGTTGCTGTCGTCCAAATCCAGTACACTGCCCACCGCCTGAAACTTCAGTTCCTTCTGCGTGCCGTCGCCAATCTTGAACGCTTTGAGTTGCGGCTTCTCTTCGTCCAGTTTGTAGTCCACATACCAATTGAAGCCCGCGGGAATCAATAGCGTATCCAATGCCTGGTGCAGTTGCGTTCCCAGCGGGATCCGCAATTCACGGACTGGCAGGGCGCTGCTCAGTTTTGTTTCCAGCGTCGCCTGGTCGAAGTTTAGAATAAAGGTCTCCGTCGTGTTTAACTCCCAGCACATCGCCAGCACAGCCTGAGCCAACGTCCACTCCTGCCGCGTCTGCAAATGGTAATCAGCGCCCACGGCGTCGTCAGCGGCTTCAGGATGGATCCACAGGTTCACCGTTGCCGAGCCCGTGCCGCTTCGCAGTTTGCTGGATTTGTTGAACAACACTCGCTGGTCGATGAAGGGATTGAAAACAATATCATCCTCAATCCGCTGCTGTTGCCCAGCAGGCTCATTCCAAACGGTGTAACCCGTGACTGGTAAGCCGAAATGGTACGGGCGCAGTTGCACTTGTGCGGTCAGCGATTCAGCCTGTTGATCGATGCGGACTGTCTCTGCCACATAATCGCCGCGGTGCAGTTTGATTTTATCCGGCGCTGCGGGAATCAACACGTCAACCATTCGGGCAAACTGCGCCGGCTGCGTGCGATTCTGAAGATGGTTCTGCAGCCCGAATGCCAGCGCCGCAAAATCTAGCCGAGAACCGCCGGCGGACTGCACCACCAATGTGGCGAATGCGTCGGCGAATACAGTCGGCGAACTTGTCGGCGGGTTGCCGCTCGTGTCGCCGATGTAGACAGTCAACTCTGGGTATTGGTAGACCAGAGCTGCCGCCGTGTTGAGAGCGTCGAAGCCCACGGCTTATTCCTCAACGGGTGCCGGTGCAACTGGTGCAGGTTGTGTCACGGGCTGCGGTGCTGGTGCGCGTCCACCAAAGCCCGTTTGCCGCAGCGTGGCGAATGCCTGCTGGCGGTGTTCATCCAGCGTCAGCCCACTCGCTGGGTCATAAGACTTATCAACGTCAATCACGTCTTGATTTGCCGCCATGTCAGTTTTCCTCTGCAGTTCCACCCGTTGATTCCTGAGCCATCCAACCACGGATCCTCTTCAGGAGTGAAGCCCATGAAAATTGAGTTGCTGAAGGTTTTGATATCGCTTCCGACAGTATACGTGACTGTGCCAAATTCGCCAATCTGAGCGTTCATTGTTTCAATGGCGCCTTGGATTAGATTGTGCGAAGTGTAACCCACGAACTGCATCCATGCCGCAAATTCACGGCCGTGCAATCGGCCGAACAAGTGATATTCACCAGTCACTCCGAACCACGTTTGAATGCTGCGTGATTCGTTCCACGGCTGCGGAAGAATTGTGCCGTGCAGGTTGCTGCCGGTGGTCATCGTTGCCATCGCGATTGTCATGGTGCTGTCGCCGCGGGAAGCGGCGCCTCCTTCGGTCGCATGGGTGGCGCCTGTACTTTCATGGGCTGCTGACGAGCCGCGGCCATTTCATCCCTAATTTGCTGCAACAATGCTATCTGCTGTTCAACAATAGCGCGGTCCTGATCGGACAAGTTTCCGCCAATCGGTATTGCACCAAACAAACGCCGCTGTTGTAGAGTTTCCTGTAATCCCGCTATGCCAATTTCAGGAGCCGAAAGCCCTTGTGCTTCGGCTAGTCGCATCCTGTTTCTGACGGTAAAAGCAGTGTCAAAATCAATCCCGCTTAGATTGATTCTTCCAAGTGTATCATTGACAATTTTTTCGACTTGCCCAGCAACTCCTCGCTCTCCAGTGATATCACCCACTGCTAACGCAGCCTGTGATTTTGCCTCGGCTCTTGATAATGCGGTTTGATTACTCACCTCTGCCGCCAAGTTCTGAAATTCCTGCTGCCCACCCTGCGCCCCGGTTATTAGTTCTGCCGAGCGCTTTTCGAGATCCAGTGTAGACTGTTCGCCCATCACCAACTGACGAATCGCCACCTTTCCTTCGCTGTTTTCAATGGTGCTGAGAAACTGCCGAGCCAATGCCGGATCCGCTCGCATGGCGTTCAAACGCTCGTCGAGTGTGCCCAGTTGATTAAATGCGTCGATCTGCTGCTTCGTCAGTTTCTGGACTGTTCCGTCGTCCAGTTTCATTTCTTTTTGGGCGACGAATGCGTCCATCTTTTGCACCATTTGCCGCAACGCTGTTCCGGTCACAGCCATTCGCGGGTCTTGCAAAATCTGCGACATTGTGGAAGCCAGTTCCAGCGTCCGCTCGCTACCCAGTGCTGCAATCCGTTCGCCTCGCGTGTTTGCGGCAGCCAATGCCGTACTCATGTTATTGATTGAAGTCGCCAAATCTTCTCCACGGGCTGCCGCTTGGAATTGCGACAACTGCCCAAGCGTCGCCTGAAAATCCCGCTGTCCTGTTGCCCCAGCGATTGACAACATACCAGACATAATGGGAGCCGCTTTTGCAGCATCTCCGGCGGTCACTTTCAGAACATCGGCGGAAAGTTTAATGGCTTCATCGAGGTCTTGTGCGCCGCCGGAAATCGCTGAAGATATCAAATTTGCCAAACCTTCTGGACTTACGCCTAACTCTGGCGCTCGTTCAATGATTTGCCTGCGTGCCTCTGGTACGTTTGCAGCACCTATGTTCAATGCCATTGCTGCGATTGCTTGCTCAAATGTTCGCGTCTGCTCTGCCGACTGCGCTCGCAACTGCGCCACTTTTTCAAGTTCACTGGTGATTGCAGTAACGACGGCCTGCAGTGTGACCATCCCGGCCACCATGTTTTTGATTTGCCCGACACCTGCTGACAACGTTTGGCCAAACCCGCCGGCAGCACCCTGAATGCTGCCTTTCGCCTGCTTAAGTGAATCCCGCAGCGCGTCCACTTTTTTCTTCTGTGCGGCGAAGGCGTCTGTGCCCGCGGCCATGCCCTTCAATGCGGCTTCGGCCTGTTTTAGTTCCTGTTCAAGCGCGTTGAACGAACCGGCTGCCGCCTCAGCGTTTTTCTTCGATGTCGTGGTCAGTTTTTCGAGCTGCCTTTCCTGCTTGTCAAATTTGCCCTCAAGACGGTCCAGGACCTGAACCATCTTGTTGGCTGTCGCTATCCACTCAACCTCAATCCGCTCGTCAGCCATCGCTCGGTTTCCGCTGCAGTTGGAGTGTGGTCAAAAACAGGTCAAGAATCGCATCACGCCCAACCCACAGGTCGAGGTGCACGGCTAATTCCGGGAGCATACGGTAGTTTATCTGCAGCAGTTTCAGCAGCCAGCCGATCTGTGCCGACGGATCTACATTGAACACCAGCGAACGAACGCCAAACTCCTGCAGGTATGTTTCGCGAAGCGTTTGGGCTTCGTCGCACAGCCAGGCGAATTGGCGGACAACTTCCCACCGCATCGTACCATCATCAGCGTATACCGCGCGGCTGTCTACAGTGTCAGGAGTCGGCAGTTTCCACTTCTGTTCACCCAACTTAATCCACGGCCCAGCCTGCGTGTAATGCCTTCGCAGTTCGTTTTCCTGCGGTGGCTTCGCGTTCCAGATACCCACCCAATACCGCGGCCTGCCGCCGTCGGTTTTGACGATAGACGGAATCCACGTTTGTTCTGCGGCCGCGTAGTGCATGAGCGGGTTTTGTGGAGTAAGCCACCCCAGCATCAGCCCCCGATTTCCGCCGGGGCCTTCGACGTTCGGCAGCACGTCGTGCCCGCCGATAATGGACGAAACCCCGGCGAGTTTCGCCGCGGCTTCGAGGTCTGCCGGCTTTGTGTCCGGCATGAAAAGTAAATAATGTGCCACGTCTGTCCCCTCTCTTCGGTGGCTTACGGAATTGCAACGGCAGCGTTTGCAGTCAGTGTTTTGCCGTGTAGCGTGATGGTCGCTGAACCGTCGTCCTGATTGCTGACTGAAACGCTGTTCGTGTCAGTCAAGCCGGCAGCGAAAGTGAAGCGGATGTTGTCGCTGCTGCTGCTGTACACACCAGAATCAGCCCGGCGGCGGAGGTAAATATTCGCGGAGGTCATCGCGGTCCAATCGCCCACGGTTGCGGCAATCGCGTCAAAGTCGTTTACCGTGATTTCAATAGTTGGCTGAATGGTCTTAATCATGGCGTACTTCGGCCACACTGAGCCCGATCCGAGCGGCGGTTTTGTGACTTCAATTCCGGGATTGATTCGCACCGACTGAACGCCGTCGATCAGTGTCGCGTTGATATACACTGGACCCAAAGCGAATTCAGCGTTAAACGACTGGCCAGCCAGCGCCTGCCCCGTTGCGTCGTCTGCTCCCTTCGTGAATCCATCGGACGAGAGCCAGTGGAAATCCATCTGGCAGGTCGCCGCGTCGCCGTCTTGCGTCGCCTCAAACTGCGTCGGCACAGCGAATACATTACTGCCGGTGATTGCCACAAAATTCGAACCGCTGACGAAACTGCCAGCGTTCGCCCGCACCTTCAGCGGGACCGTGATCGTGCTTCCGAGAACGGCCAGCCCAGCACTGCAAAACGCGGAAGTGTTCAGGGCAACGACTGCGGCAAGGTCGCCGGTTGTGATGCTCGTCACCTCGCCGGCCATCTTACCACTGATCTGTGAAATAGCGTTGCCGCCGGAGGTCATTGCCTTCCGGTGCTCCTGATTTGTTCGATGGTCTGCGTTCGTGATTTGGCGAATGGTAGTCGCCCCAAGAACCACATCGGCCAGCGTGAAAATTTTACTCACTTTATTCTCCTCGCTCGTTGTCGTGCGTATTGCGGACTGAGTGCGCCCTTACGATATTCGCGGGCCGATTGTTTTCGTTCTTGTGAGATTTCGCCCTTGGACATGATAGCAATTTCGCGTTTTTGCCAGCCAGCCAAGCGGCGCTGACTCCGCTTGAATCTGGCCTGCTGCTCGAACGTCATTTTCGCCCACTCTTCGGGCGGTTTGCGTACCATGAAAGACCGCATCAGCAGCCTGCCGCCGTGTTGCGTTGCAGTGATCTTATGACGGAGCCGCTTGAACAATGTGCCAGTGCGGTAGTTCGGGCGAGTGTGGCCGAACTTGTTTTTCTTGTACTTGTCGTATTTAGTGCCGCGTTTGCGGAAGCGGTAGAGCGTGTAACCGCGCTCATCGAAATGCTGCGGAACCCTTTTCCACTGGCGTTCCATAACGCGGTAATTGATTTCGCGCATCAACTTTGCATGTGCGCGGGCGGTCAGGGCGAACCGCTTGATTTGTATTTCGATTGCCAGCATGGGCAGCCCTTTAGAGTAAATCAATCACCAGCGCAATCTGAAACGCCCACTCATTCCGTCCCTGATTTTCGTCGGGATTGATCGGTCCCGGCTCCTGCGTGATGTTGAGTTGTCGCAGCATCAGTTGACCACTGCCACCCGAAGACGAGTTGACGCCTGCCATGATATCGGCCAGAGCCTGCCAGCACCATAGATATTGGCCGCCGTAATCGCCTTCCTTTTCCGCTGGCATTGCCAGTTCAAAGGTTGCGCTGACGGTCAACCGCCCGCGGGATGTTCCAGCGTTCCACTCGGTCTGCGCGGGATCGATCTGCAGGACACATAACGGGGCGCGGGTGTCGTCGCCGTAGTCCTCCTGCACCCCGCCGTAGTAAATGCGTTTGGTTGCCGCCGTGCTATCCGCCACACTGCACAGCGTTTGCCATGCGGCAATGGCTGAGATATTCGCTTTGACATTCGTCAGAATGCCGGCAACGTCGAGGCGGGCCATTAGATAGCCCCTGTGCGAAGCGTCTTCGCCCCGCGAGTGAGCGGCAGCGTTTGGACGACGTAGATGGTTTTCGCCCCGTCTTGCGATTGCCCAACAGCCTCAACCTGTGCAAGGTCGGTGCCGATCAAAATGGCGTCAGTGACTGCCACGTCAACGGAGTCGGCGACAAGGATTTCTCCTCGTCGCCTCGTCCCTCGCCCCCGGTCTTCTTCGTAGGCCGTGGCCTGCCACGTTATGATGCCGGTGAATACCACTTGATTCGCCGAATCACCCCCGACGTAACGCCGCATCTGAACCGCGAAATCGTCGAGGTCCAGAAACACGGCGGAAACATCGGAAGCGATTTGGGAAGCAAGTGTCATTGCGGCAGCAATCAATAAGCGTATTTGAAGTCAACCTCAACAGCTGCGATGGTTACCGAAGGCGTGCCAGTTCCGCTCGCCTTCTGCAACTGGATAATCGGCTGCACGTTCTGGCCTGCGGTTGCGGCGGACATGTCGAAGGTCGTGCCGGCTGCAACTCGCTCGCCGTCGATGAAAAAGCGAACGTCTTTCAGGCCGAAACTGAAGTCGATTTCCAATGCCTTGTAGCTCGTACCGAGCGTCGTGCCGGTGGCCTTGTCGTCGTTGTCGTTCGTTGCGTCGTCGGTTTCAACGACCACGTTGGATGTACTGGCAGAGCCTTCGATTCGGAACCACGAATTGTGGGCCACAGAGTCGGGAGTATCGTTGCGAGCGGAGCCCAACCCAAGAACCAGTGTGGTCACGGCGTCGATGTCCGCCACCTTCGCAATGATGCGGCAGCGCTGCACCTGGCGAAGGTCGTAGGGCAACACGTCATTAAAGAACAAGCATACGTTTTCGGCTTCGCTGGTTGCGGCAAGCGTGAGCTTTGCGGCGCCGCCATCCTCTGTGATGCAAAGGTAAGTCGGGGTACCGGCTGAACTCGTGTCGGCAATCGTCCAGCCGTTCTGGCCTGGAGTCGCCGAAAACACCTGAGCGCGGTCGAATAAATCTTTCCAACAACGAACGCCACGAAATACAGTCATGGTAAACCCTTTCAAATGTTTTAGGCGGCTGAAAGTGCCGGCCTCAACGCTGCAAGCCGCCCCACGGATGGAGCGGCTGCAGGTGCTGGCGAACCAACAGAGGGGATCAGATTACGCTTCACCCTTGTGCTTCTGGATGCCGCGGTGGTTCATCGCCTTTGCGGCAAAGGTCTGCAGGACGTAGTATTCCATGGACAACTTTTCTTCGTCCATGTAACTGCGAACCAGCGGATTTTCCTGTCCCTGCAGGAAGGTCACTTCGATGGTGTCGATGGTGCTTGGGTCTGCGAAGAGATACCAAGCAAGAGTGCTGTTTGCGTCGAGGATTGGCTCGACAACCGGAATCATCGTGCGAGCTGGATTGTAAACCAGCGTGTTGACCGAGCTGTTCGGGTCATACGCTGAGTTCACCAACTGCAAGGCCACGGTTTCGAGAGCAGACGGAACAACGAGGTAGCGCGGCTGCAGGTTCAGGATGTCGTCGGACTCTGCACCTTCGGGCGTGTTTTCACCTCGCATCTGTCGCATGAGATTGGTGAGCGTTCCCAGCGTCGTCACCGATGGAGCGCCGGTGCCGGTCGTGTAGTTGCTGCGCTTGCGTGCACCACTTACGGCCGAGAACAACGAAACGCCATCGCTCAACGTCGGGTTGCTGGTGAGCTGTGCCCACGCCACGGCGTTCACCGTGCGGGCTGCGGCTGCACCGAGCATTACTGGCGTGCGGGTCAGGGCGTCCATGTCGTCGTTCACAAGCAACTTGTAGGAGAACGACACGCCGAGCGAACGGGATTCAACGGCGTAGGATTCGCGGGCGTCTGCGAAACTTGCCTTGTTCGGCTCGCTGGTGTCATTCCAAATTGGAAGGTTTGGAATGGCGCCCATGCGGAGGCGGTTGATCTGCTTGAAGTCGGCGACACTGGTGCCCTGTCGCATCGGACCACGCCAGGTGCTGGGGGCTTCGGTATAGCCAACCATCATGGACTTGTTGATGGCGTCCATTGTGAGGTTAGCAAAACTGCCGGTCGTGTGATACGGGCCGTCGGATCGCACGCCGGACAAATGTTTGGTGCCGAACATTGCGGCAATCGCAATATCCTCGCGAGTCAAGCCAATGGTCCGCACGCCCAGATGCTGAAGCAGCGTTTCAGCCAATTGAAATGGCGTCGCGTGGCGAAACTGCTTGTCATCAAATCGCATCTGCTCTTCGGTGAGATGTCGAGCCATTCGCGATGAATCATTGCCAACAGCAGACATAACACTGCGGCGAGCAAGTGTATTGATAATGTCTGTCTGCAGTCGCTGGAATCCATTGGCCATGTATCGAACGGAGGCACCATGCGGAATCGTTGCTGCAAACTCGGCTTTGCGTGCGGCAAGGTGGGTGCGAACGGCGGCAATGTCGGCAAGGTTGCGGGCTGCGTCGAATTCGTGCGGCATATCTGCAAGTTCGCAGAGACTGCGGACTTCAGTTTCGAATGCGGTACGGGCGGCGCGTTCGTTTGCCAATGTGCGGGCGGTGGCTTCGGCTGCCAGCCGGGCGATGTCGTCGGCAGTCAGTGCGGCAGGCGGTGCCTGTCGCTGTTCGGGCGGTGCCCCCGGTGCAGGTGCAGCCGGTGCAGCCATGCGTTCGGAGTTGGCGACGATCCAAGCCTGAGCCTGTTCGTCGTTCAGTTCGGCGGGCATCCCACGGGACACCAACAGAGCACGGAGTTGTTCGTTCACAGTAAAATCTCCTTCAGGGGAATGAATGAAACGGCAACGAGCCGGGTCGAGCCCCCGGAGTTTTGCCTGATCGTCTGCACCAATCGGAGTAAGCGAAACCTCGCGGAGTCGCCACTTTGTCACCACGTTCACCGGGCCTTCGTATTCGCGCCCGCCGATGGTTTTCTTTTTGCCCTTTTCGATGTACGTTCGCTTGAGGACTTCGTAGCCCACAGATACGTCGGTAACGTGCCCGTCACGAACGGCCGCCAATGCTTCCTCGCCCTGCCGGGCCTTCGAAAACATCAGCGTCGCGGTAACGCGGCCATCGCCCACCGTGATATTTCGAGCGCTGCCCAGTTGGTCCGTTACGCTGCTGCGGCGGTGTGAGTCGAGGAATGGGATCTGCCGAGACTTCGGGAATTCAACGCCGCTGGAAAGCAGGATCTCGGGAACGTAGTCCATGCGTTCCCAGTCGACCATAAGAACGGGTTGCTCTGTACTGATAACGGCCTCAACCGTGCGGCCTTCTTCATTGAAGGTCTTCGCCCGCAGTTCGATCTCAGACCGGAAGCCCGGGCTGATAGCGTTTCCGCTGGCAAGTGTTTCGCTATGTCGTTTGGGCATCGTCTGTTCCAGTCGGAGAATCGGCGGCTTCGTTTGCGTTTCGCGGCGCCGGTAGTCCCATTATGTTAGCGAGGATTTCGGGCGGTATACCAAGTCTGCTAGCCACCTCGTAAACTTCGGCCATGTTGGCCAGCACGTCACGCCAGTTGGTGCCGAGTTTGGCGCATTCCATCTGCAGTGAAGACAGCCCACCTTTGATGCGGTCATGGGCGGCTTTGGCGTCGTCTACAGGGTTGATGCTCAGGGCAATCGGGCCGTTCCAACTGGCCACCATGAAGCGGCCGGGCGATGCAAGGAATTCAGCGGACGAAATGATGTCGTTGAAAAAGCCGTACACCATCGCCGCACGAATCACTGCCTCATAAATTGGCTGGCAAAAATTGTCCGCGAACCATTGTTGAACGTCGTGCAACTCTGGCCAAATATCGTTGTCTGCAGATCGCTCTGAACTGAATGAGGAATTGCGGTAGTCGCCTGTGATCGTCGAAGATTTGACGCCCGGTACCGCGGTCGCTGTGCCTCGCTGAAGGTGCTGCACGAATGCTTCGGGATTCATGTTGGGCTGATTTGGACTGTGCAGTTCAAACTTGCCATCGCGACCGGTGTTTACCAACAAGCCTGGCTGCAGTTTAGTGACTGTGTTTCCATCGCCGTCCGTCAGGTCGTCCGGTGCGGTGCTCGATGCGTTCAACCCAAATTTCGTCGCCCCGGTCGGCTTTGCATAGGCTCCCACGACACAGGCAGCCAGCGCGGTTGACTTCAGGACGTTGTATTCGAGGTCGGCAGTGTCCTGCGTGCGGGTGAGAGCAGCAGAAAACCACGGCACCCCGCGGAGTTGGTCGATATCTTCCTCAACGTACAGGTGCCCCATCTGGTCCGCTGGAACCCGCACGGCGTTCCCGGACTGGTTGGCCGATGCGTAGGCTGGCTGGAGGCGGATATAGTACGCGGTGCGGCGGTTTTCTTCATCCAGCTCAATGCCGCGAAACAGGCTGGATCCGCCGGGGATTTCAGCGGATGTCACCTCTGTCTCGTCGGCCAATCTGCAAGAGTCGATCAGTTGCAGTGTGAGCGGAATCGGCAGGTCTCTGCGGATCTGCTCCGCCTGCGTGATTGGCTTCATCCGGAACAGGGCGTCTCCGGACAGGATAACGGCCTGCAGTGCCACGCGCTGCAATCCAGCCAGTGTCTGCCCGCCCTGTGCCGGCAATCCGCGGGAGTCAAAGCCGGCATTCAGTCGCTTCCACAACTCCTTACAACGGTCACGGAATGCCTCGTTGGGCGTGCCGTCTGCGTTCATGGCGAGCGGCTCGGGGTGCATCCCGCGGCCAATGACTTTGCTTTGCAGCGTTCGCACGATTTTGCGAGCGGATGGATTTGTGCGGTACAGTCGCCACGACTGCGCCCGCAGGTTATCCGTGACGGCCGAACTGGCTTCGTTCTCTTTGTAGACTGACAGCGTGACTTTGTTCGTGCGGGTCGTCTTCGCCTGCGGGTAGATGTTGTTCGGCGCCGCACTCATCGCCATGATCTGCTGAAGCGTAGCGCGTGCCTGAAGCCGGCGGGCTGCGGCTGCCGGTGCGATGTAGCCGATGAAGCGGTCAAGGATATTCACGCGGTCGGCTGCTCCAGTGAGAGGAGCGAAACCATCGAACCGGAAGCCTCTGCGTCCGCCTCATCCATCAACTCAGTGCGTGCCTTCATCAAGTCACGCAAAGCCGCCATTTGCTTGGATCGGCCATGGACCGTGTAGGATTGTGCCGTGAGCGTCTGCAGGATCGCAGTATTGACGGCCGTGAGGAGTTCGGTGGTTGTCGTCATGCCAGCCAGCATAGCCGCCGGCTGGTGTCATGACATACCAGCGTTACCAATCACCGCAGGCCGTCGAGGGAAACCGCCTTGTGCTCCAGCGTCACCACGTTGAGAGCCACCCGAACCGACCACGTATGCCCGCACGGTGGGTGATCGGGGGACTTGCTGCGGCAGCATTTGTAATAGCGGGTTTGCCCCTGTGTGCTGTATGCCACGCCATGCCCGCCAGCACGGTCCCAGCATATCGGGCAGCGTCGCCACGGCTGAATCTCTTCACTGCGTGCCGGCTGCGGCTGAATGTCCGGTGCTTTGTTCGGCTGCCGATCAAAGCCACGGCCTGCCGTCTGGTCTCGTTTCTCCGCCATGTATCCCGCTCCTCTGTGTCTGGATCGCCATTCGCGGCGGAAACCCGCCGTTTTCTTCGACGTAGGCAACAGCCAACGCCAGCCCGTATCTGAGCGCGTCGCGAAAGTCGTTCGGCGCCCCTTCGTTTTTCTTCACCCACAGCAGTTTCGCGTTGCCGCGGTTGTCGATGCTGTCTGAGATTGTAGCGTTGCACAGGTGCTCAAGGAATTCGATATCGCCTTCGGAGCCCACGCATAGCCCAAGCCCTTCCGCCTGTGCCGGCGTGCGTTCGTCGAGTCGGGCCTGCAGGTCCGTTTCCCAATAATCTGTATTGACCAAAAACAGCATCTGTTCTGAGCGGTCGTTGGTCTGCACGGGGGCGAGTTTGTACGGCTTGCCTCCCAAATCGTTTGAGGAACCTTTGCACGGAACCATCCCGGGGTGCGAGTTGCAAAAGTCATACGTGCGTTTGGTATCCCAACCGCTGTCGGCAGAGACCACGATGGGGGCCATCGGGTTGCCGCCGTCTTCGTGGTGGTATTGGCGAAGGACGACGCGGTCCCAAACGTCCTCCAGTGTGTTGAGTGCCCCATAATCCACGACGTGCGAGCGGAAGTCATCACCGTGGGCGAGGACAACGTAGAGACGATACCCGCCCTCGGCTGCTTGCTGGTCGATTGTGACCGTCAAGAATCGCCCCCAGACCGGGACAACGCCGCGGGGGACAGGCGTCCGCAGGCGTTCGCCGATGCGTTCGGGAGTCGATTTCGATTTCCTCGCCTCCCACGTTTCGCCGGCGTCTTCGTTGATCCATTGCCGGAGCTTCGCGGGGCTTTTGCACTTGCCGAGGAAATCAGAAACGATCTGCCCCCAGCCGTGAAACAAGGCGTAGAAAACTGAGAGCTGAGAACCCCATTCGGAACCCCAGTTGGTTGGCGTGCCGATCAGCCATGACATGTCATCTGGTGGCAAACTACGGGCGTCCATTGCCTTGTCGTGATCCACTTCACAGCCGGCAGGAACCCAGACGCCTCGCGGCATCATCCATGCTCTGTGCAGGTCGTCGATGCGGCCCTCACAATGCCGGCAGACGTAGTGGGCTGTGCGGCGTGCAAGGTCACGGTCTGTCGCCCCTGTCGGCAGTTTGTCGAAGAAGATTCCGCCAGGTGTCTGGCCGTTGCCGAATTCGAGCGTCTGGAATTTGAAGCAATGCGGGCAGGGAACGTGGTAACGGTGGTTGGTGCTTTGCAATCGGCCGAATTCCACGTTGGACTTGTTGCGGACTGAAGGAGTGCTTTCGAACACGAATTTCCGGTCCGGGTGTTCTGCCCCGCGTTTTCTGAATCGCTCCAGCGGATCCCCTTCGCTGGAGGTCTTCTCTTGAACCCATTTATCAATCTCGTTGCCGTGGCCGATGCGGATGGACTTGTCGGCAAGTCTGCTTTTGCCACGCGGCCATGCCCCATGGCACACTGCACGCCGCAGGGCGATGCGGGTCTTTGACTGCCGCTGCCGAATCGGGACCTGAGAGCGAAGGCGTGGGCAGTATTCCAGCATCAACCAGAATCGCCCGAAAACCGATTTGCAGTTGGTTTCGTCCGGCGTCGCAAACATCGTTTCCTCGGGGCGGGTGTCCATGCTTCTCATGAGCATTCCCAGCCCGAAATTCGTCTTAAACATACGGGCAGCCCACTGCATCCACAGGGCGCGGAATTGTGGGTTGTCATATGCCCAGCACGGGCCTTGCGGGGCTGTGACCCACGGGACGGACTGTTCGTCGAATGCCCTGCCGGTGTGGTCGTAGAAGTGCAGCCGGAGCCAGTCGGCTGAAGACTCATGGACTCGCGGCCGCATCGCGTCGCGGGCGACAATGGCGGATAGTCTCACACTAAGTCCTCCAGGCTGTCGCAGAACTCGCGGCGGGCGATGTCGATCTCGTTGGTTGCCAGTCTCAGCGTCTCTGCCTTCGCTGCGTCCGGTGCGAGTCGTGCGAGTTTCTCGGGAAGGGATTGCAGCCGGGAAACCAGTCGAGACCAGAGCAGTGCCATGTCTCGCTCGATCTCCACTCGCTCTATCAGTTCGCCGCGTTTTTTCGCGTTCTCGATTCGCCGCTTTTCCGACTGCAGTCGGATCTGCTCAATCTCCGCCTGCCGTTTCTCTTCGCTGGTGGTGCTGGCGTTGCCGGTGGCTTTGGCCAGTCGCCACGCCACGATTTGTTGAAGTGGATAACGGCCTTCGGTGCCAGGCATTGGCGGGGACTCTGTCCGCCATTGCTTCACCGTCTGGACTGCGAGCCCAAAGAACTCCGCCACCTCCGCCAGCGTCCGGCATTCCCAGCGTGTGCTGTGCTGCTTCCGCTCTTCTGCCTCCAACAGGTCCTCGATAGCCTGCAGGTCGTCCGCGCTGTCAGCGGAGTCGAGCAATTCGAGCAGCCAGCGCCGCTCTTCGGTTGCTGGTGCTGCTGCTGTCATTTGCGGGGGACTCCGAGTTTTCGACGCGGTGGACGTGGGCGTGAGCGTGGGCGACAACTGCAGGGGGTTTCTCAGCCTCCGCGTTTGATTCCTGCATCTTCACCAAAACGCGGGCGGCTGCGATTTTGTCGCGGGGCTTGCCCTCCGCCACGATTTTAACGAGCGCCGCCGGCAAGCCTGCCAGTAGGTTG